TTCCAATTAAAGGGTGAACGGGAAGAAGAGGCTATGGAAAAAGCAAAAAGACAAGCCCAAGTTCGTAAAATACGCTAAACTTTTAATATCCGTGTATTCTGAAAAGTTTAGTGGCCTCCGAGTATAGCGTAAATATAAAACTAAATACTCAGCAAGTTAAGAACGACTTAAAAACAATAGGCGATGGGATATCAAACTTAGGTAAAAAGCAATCAAAAGGGTCTAAACAGGCTTTATCAGATACAGAGAAAAGGTTAAAAGCAGAAAACACATCTTTAGGTTTACAGAATAGAGGCTTAAGTCTTGTACTAAAAAAATTACCCTTAGAGTTAAAAGGGGTAAAAGTCGGTCAAGCATCACTTCTTATAGAGCAAGCTACAACTAAAGCTAAAGAGCATGAATTTGAACTATCAAAAAAGAATTTACTTCTAGCTGATGAAGAAATTAAAAAAGCTCAAATACTTTTTAAGACTGAAGAAAGTATTAACAAAGTAGTCACAGACACCTCCAAAAAAAGAGCAGCAACCGCAAAAATATCTCCTTCGGGAGCATTTAGTAGATTATCAGATAGAGTGTCTCGTGATGTAGATGGGAGAAGAACATTTTTAAATAACCCATTTGCAGGAGGTATGAGTAGACTTGGTGCAACAAGGGGATTTGATTTTGGTAGTGCATTAATAAGTGGTGGTTTTCCTCTGTTATTTGGTCAAGGTCCGATTGGTGCTGCTGCTGGTGGCCTTGGCGGTGGTATTGGTGGAATGTTCGGCCAAATGGGTGGTTTTGCAGGAGGTATTGCAGCCACAGCAGCAGTTCAGTCCATTGGTAACACGCTTAATTCTGTAAGAGAACTAGGAAATGCTTTACGCAAACCAACAGAAAATTTACAACTATTAACCGAAAAATTATCTTTAACCAATACTCCGACAGGCGACTTAATTGCAAAGTTAGAAAAATTAGGAATGACATCTACTGCTGCTTCAATTCTTATTGAAGAGTTTGCAGAAAGAACAGGTAAAACTCCTGAAGAAGTAAAAGCAGCAACTAAAGAACTAGAAGAATTTAACAGAGGAATGGCTGATTTAGGTCTAAAAGTTGGTTTTATAGTGTCAGATGTTCTTGGTCCAGCAATTACTTTGCTTAACAAACTTCCCTTAGAAGGAATAGCAAAGTTCTTTACGGGCAGAGGATTTGGTTTCTTAAATCCAGGTGGAGCATTAAGTCCTTTTAAAGAATCATTACCTCAAAAGAAACTAAGACTAGAAAAGAACAGAGGTTCTGGAGTAGGAAATAATTTACCTTCAAACTTACAGGATGTTGATGCTATGGCTAATGCAGCTAGGGCTGCTCGTGAAATATTACCTTTAAGACAAGCGTTAGAAATAGAACAGCAGAGATTTACAGTAAATTCAAAAATATTAGGAACGACAAAAGAGAAAAACAAACTTGACTCGAAAATAGCAGAGTTAGAGATATTGAAGAAGGAAGCAGCAAAACAAACAAATGATAGTCTTGATTTTAAGATTGAAAAACTTACAGCAGAAGTAGATTTACAAAGACAGATTTTTGAAAATGCACAAATTCTTGCCGATCCAATAAAAGCTCAAACAATTCAATTAGATCAACAGATGGCAGTTTTACTGGATCGTGGATCTCAAATTGTTGCACTATCTCAAACAATATCTAGTTCTTTTGAGCAATCATTTAAAGGAATAATAAATGGAACTATGAGTGTTCAAGACGGATTTAGAAATATGCTCAACTCTATTGCTAATCATTTTTTAAATACTGCTGCAAAAATGATGGCTAATCAGATGCAGAGAAGTTTACTAGGATTCTTAGGTAATAGTTTATTTGGAGGGCTTTTTGGTGGTGGTGGAGATGTTTTTGCAGGTTTCAATGCAGGACCGACAGATCCGAATACACTCACTATGGCTAATTTTGCTAATGGGGGTAGACCACGAGTAGGCAAAACTGCAATAGTCGGAGAAAGAGGGCCAGAATTATTTACACCAGGGGTTACAGGAACAGTCACACCAAATCATGCACTTGGAGGATCTACAACTGTAGTTGTAAATGTAGATGCTTCTGGATCTAATGTAGAGGGTGACGAACAACAGGGAAGACAATTAGGATTAGCATTGTCAGCAGCGATAGAATCTGAATTAATTAAACAAAAAAGACCTGGAGGTTTACTTGCATAATGGCTACTTTCCCATCAATCACACCAACATACGGCCAACAAAAAAGATCTGCACCACTAACTAGAACAATTCGTTTTGCTGATGGATTCGAGCAGAGAATATTATTTGGTCTTGCTTCACATCAAAATCCAAAAGTTTATAGTTTTACTTTTGAAGTATCTGAAACGGAAGCAGATACTATTGAAGCGTTTTTAGACAGTAGAGCAAATGATAATGCTAGTTTTACATTTACACCGCCAGGTGAAGGTTTTACAAAATCAGGAACCTTTTCGCAAACTTTAACTACTGTAACTGTAACTGCTGCTTCGCATGGGGTTGCTGTTGGTGATGTTCTAAACATGACTACTTCAGGCGGAACTGGTGATTTCACAGTGCAATCAGTAGTTAGCTCAGATGTCTTTACTGTTACTTCTGCTACGAGCCAATCTCTTACTGGAAGTATTTCGTTTACATTGTCGGGTGCGAAGAAATTTGTTTGTGAAAATTGGTCAAAATCTATTCCCTACAAAAATCGAGCAACAATCAAAACTACATTTAGGCAGGTATTTGAAGCATGAGTACAAATAAAATTGTAAGCGACTTACAAAAAGTAAATCCTTCAGCAATTATTGAATTATTTACTTTAACTTTGGATAACAGTTTACATGGAGCAACAACTGTCTACAGATTTCATGCAGGAACAAGTTTGAAAGACAATGGTGAAATCGTATGGGCTGGTAATTCTTATACAAGATTTCCTGTAAAAGCCGAAGGATTTGAATATGGTAAGGGACAGTTACCACGCCCAAAACTCACATTTAGTAATGCTTTAGGTACGATTTCTGCAATACTTCTTATTGTTAATGCAAATATGACTGGAAATGATTTGACTGGGGCAGTGGTGCGTAGAATTAGAACAAAAGCTAAGTTTTTAGATGCTGTAAATTTTCCTAGCAACATTAACCCATATGGAACTCCAGATCCGACAGCAGAATACAAGCAGGAAATATTTCAAATTGATAGAAAAGCAGTTGAAAATAGAGAGGTTGTCACATTTGAATTAGCTGCGAGTTTTGATATGGCTGGAGTACGAGCACCTAAACGTCAATGTACCCGTAAAGAGTTTCCATCTATAGGATTGGTAATGGCATGAGTTGGANAGATGATGCTTTACTTCATGCAAAAGAACAAGATCCAAAAGAGTCTTGTGGTTTATTGTTAAATATTCGNGGNAAAGAAANNTATTATCCCTGCGAAAATTTAGCTATAACTTCTAATCAATGCTTTATTTTAAATCCTGAAGATTATGTAAAGGCAGATAATTTAGGTGAAATTATTGCAGTAGTTCACTCTCATCCATTAACACCACCTATAGCATCTGAAGCGGACAGAATTAGCTGTGAACAATCTAATCTGCCTTGGCATATTGTTAACCCAAAAACAGAAATGTGGGGTGAGTATAGACCTGTAGGATACAAGCCTAATATTCTTGGAAGACCGTGGGTATGGGGCGTTACAGATTGCTGGTCACTTTTTAGAGATTATTATAAAGAAAAATACAATATTATTTTGAAAGATTACAAACGACCTCTTACGCCTGAAGAGTTTTTAAAGAAACCACTTTTTGAAAAATATGCAAAAGAAACAGGTTTCTATGAATTAAAAGCGGACGAGCCATTAAAAGATGGCGATGCTTTGCTAATGTCAATCGGTGCTGTAGGTTTAAATCATGTAGCGATTTTTATAAAAGGGGATGTTTTACATCATTTAGCAGATAGACTATCTTGTAGAGAGCCTTACAACCCTTGGTTGTTAAAATGCACAGGAATGAGGTTACGCTATGCTTCGTAAAATTAAATTATATGGAGAATTGGCAAAAGAAATCGGCCATAAAGAATTTGAAGACATAAATGTTAGTAATGTAGCTCAAGCCGTTAGTTTTCTTATACATAATTTTCCAAAAATAGAAGCACATATGGCAACAAGATACTACAAAGTAATTGTTAATGAAGAAGAGATAGGAGAAGATGAGCTTTTTGATCCAGTTGGTAAGTCTGATATTTCTTTCGTGCCAGTTATTGAAGGTTCAGGCGGATTAGGAAAAACATTATTTGGTTTTACAATGATTGGACTTGCTTTTATGACGGGAGGTTCAACTTTAGCACTCGGTTTGGGTGGATTTACAGGTGGTGTCGGAATAAGTGCTTTAGTTGGAAACATCGGATTAGGTTTAACTCTCATGGGTGTAAGTGAAATGTTATTCCCAGTGCCAAAACCTCCTGAATTTACGTCAGAAGAAGATCCTAGAATTTCTTTTATGTTTTCAGGCATACAACAAACAAGTAGAGCAGGTACACCAGTGCCAATAGTGTACGGTGAAATATTCACTGGATCTGTTGTTATTTCAGGCGGCATTGATACAGAACAGGTACAGGCATGATTGAAGATAATAAAATTATCCGTGGTTCGGGAGGTGGAGGACAACCGCAACAACCGCCCCCACCGACAAAAGAGCCTGATACTTTAAATTCAAAGCAGTTTGCAAGTTTTTTAGACCTTATCTCTGAAGGAGAGATAGAGGGCAGTGCAACTGCATCAAAAGAAGGTATTACAGACAAAACATCGCTTGCTTATATCCACGCATATCTCAAAGACACCTTTTTAAACGATACTCCTGTTTTAAAAGCAAATGCAAGTTCAACTGCACCACAACCTACAGATTTTAATTATCAAAATGTTTCTTTTGTTCCTAGATTTGGTACAGCAAATCAAACAAAAATAAATGGAATCGAAAGTAGTTCATCAATAACACCTGTAGGTGTAACAGTAACAAAAGCCTCCCCAGTTGTTAGACAAATACAAGATGACACGGTTGATCGTGTAAAAATTACTATTACTTTTCCTCAACTTCAAAAAGTCACAGACTCAGGTGATTTATTAGGTTCAAGTGTTCAATTAAGAATATCAACTCAATTTAATGGTGGTGGTTTTGGAATAATTATTGACGATACAATTACAGGTCGTACACCTGACGCTTATCAAAAAGATTATTCAGTAACATTAAATGATACATTTACTACTGCTGATATAAAAGTTGAACGAGTTACAGATGATTCGACTAGCAATCAGGTTATTGATGCATTTCAATGGACAAGTTTTGCAGAGATTATTGATGATGCCAATACATATCCAAACTCAGCATATAATTATTTAAGATTAGATTCCCAACAGTTTAGTGCGATACCTCGAAGAAAATTTCGTGTTAGAGGAATAAAAGTACGCATTCCGGGTGCGGGTGCAAGTGGCTCTGGCACACCTTCAGTCGATGCCGCTGGAAGGATTGTATATCCTGATAATTATATTTTTAATAATGTAATGGGCGCGGCTGTTTGGTGTTCATGCCCTGCGATGATACTTCTTGACCTTTTAACTACTGAAAGATATGGGTTTGGTACACATATTTCTGATGCTGATTTAGATTTATTTTCATTCGTTACAGCATCAAAATTTGCAAACACTCTTGTTGATGATGGTTTTGGGGGTCTTGAAGCAAGGTTTTCTTGCAATGTAAATATACAATCATCAAGCGAAGCGTTTGATCTTATAAATGAACTTGCTGGTGTAATGCGTTGTATGCCGATCTGGTCAACAGGCTCTATATTATTAGCCCAAGATTCTCCTAAAGATCCCTCATTCTTATTTTCACTAGCCAATATTTCAAGTGATGGTTTTAGTTATTCTGGTTCAAGTTTAAAGCAAAGACATTCAATTATTTCTGTTTCATATTTCAATATGGATACTCAAGAAATAGATTTCGAAGTTTTTGAAAATACTGATTTAGTAAATAAAATTGGATCTGTCGTAAAAAAAGTAAAAGCGTTTGGCTGTACAAGTAGAGGTCAAGCTTTAAGGTTGGCAAAAGCGATTGCATTTGCAGAGGCTAATGAAAGTGAACTTGTATCTTTTACAACCTCAATGGAAGGTGGTTTAATGGTTAGACCCGGAGCTGTTATAGAGATAAATGATCCAGTAAGGGCAGGTGTAA